GGTTTAGCCTTAGAGTTATCTGAGTCTGGTGTAGAACCTATCCGTAATGATGAAGGTCGTATTGCTTACAGCTTGAATGCTCTAGCAGTTCCAGTAGGTAAAGCCCTTCTACAAGGTGTGGGGAATACAGTACCTAAAGCAGTACAGGTTATGTCGTATCTACAGATGCTTGTACGTAAGCACAAGGATCGTTGTATGCAATGGGTAACACCAGTAGGTGTACCTGTAGTGAACTGGGCAGAAGGTGATGTGATTAAACAAGTAGCTATCCGTAGTATGGGTGTTCAAGCTATCTATATGCGCTACCACAACGGGGAATACAATACTCGTGTAGCAGCTAATGGTATAGTACCGAACTTCGTACACAGTATGGATTCAGCGCACTTGTGTATGACTATCAATGATGCTGATTGTAGTATTCTACCTATCCACGATTCATTCGCTACACACCCTTCAGATGTACCTGAGATGCACAGAGCACTACGAAGTACCTTTGCTAAGATGTACACGGACTTCAGTATCGAAGAACTACTGAATTTCAATAGTATTAATCTGGAAGATTATCCGATTCCTGAGCAAGGAGACTTAGACATAAAAACTGTTAATACAGCTCCGTATATGTTCTGTTAAGACGTTTTCTGGGTACTTCTATGTGCCCAGAATATATCAATATTTTAATAATCATGCGTATCAAGAAAGGAGTACCTAGATGAGTAGTATTAGTAATAATAATACTATTAATACTTATAGTAATACTAATAGAAATAATATTATTAGTAATATACCAGTATTTAATAAAGAACAATTAGAGTACTTAAATAGAGTATTCCCAGAGAATACAGATGTATTAGATAATTCTAATATGTACTACAGAGCAGGTCAAAGACAAGTACTATCACATATAGAGTACTTAATCGAACAAGCTCGTAAACGAACACAGGAGATGTAAATGAGCTTCATTAAGAGTCTTTTTAAAGGTATTCTTGGGATGGACGATAGTGCTGCGAAAGCTGCTCGTGCCCAAGCACAACGTGCAGAGGAAGAACTACGTAAAGCACAAGAGGCACAGAAGCTACAGGCTGCTAACGAGATGCAGAGTGTAACTACAATTGATACCGTAGAGCTAGGTACAGTAGGTGCTGATAATAGGCGTAAACGGCGTACAGCAGGTGCAGCCACAAGTAACTTAGGTTTGAACGTATAGGAGATAGTATGTCCAAAGAAACATTAGAGTCTCTGTACCGAAAGTACACCGATGATACGTTGAAACAGAAGTTAGAGTACTATGCACTTTGGACTATTCCTTCGGTGTTCCCAAAAGACAGTACACACGTACCTAACGGGAACGCTGTAATTGAACATGATTACCAAAGCGTAGGTGCTATGCTAGTGAATCGACTAGCTACTAAGTTAGCAGGATCGTTATTCCCAGCTAATGCTTCGTTCTTCCGTATCGAACCAAATGAAACCTTAAAAGAATTACTCGACAGAGACGGTGTTAAATCTTTAGTAGAGCTAGAGAACACTGCTTGTCGTAGATTACTGTACAACGCATCGTATGCACAGTTAGTACAAGCACTACGTTTACTGATCATCACAGGTGATGTGCTAGTTAAACGCTTTGAGAACAAAGTACGAGTGTTCTCCTTGAAGAACTATGTAGTACGGCGTAACAACGTAGGTGAAGTTCAGGATATTGTTATCCGTGAGTGCATCAACTACTCAGAGCTACCTGATTATATCCGAAACGGTATTCAGGATAAACGTCAGCCTGAAGATAAACTGATCTTGTACACACGAGTACAAAAGATCACACAGTTCGCAGGTGACATTGCAGTATCTAAATGGGTAGAGACTCAGGAAGTAGAAGGTCGTGCTGTGAACTACGAATCAACGTACACAGATAACCTATGCCCGTATATCCCTATTACTTGGAATTACGTGAACGGTGATATGTACGGACGTGGTTACGTAGAGGAATACGCAGGTGACTTCGCTAAACTCTCCGAGCTATCCCAAGCTCTTACTGAGTACGAGCTTAATAGCTGTATTGTTCTTAATGTTTATAACCCTGCTGGGAATTTCGATGTTGATCGTGCTGTCAGTAGTATTAGCGGTGATTGGGTCACTGGTAACAAGGACGCTGTACAGGCGTATGAAGTTGGCGACTACAACAAGATTCAGACGTTAGTAGATAACCTACAAGCTATCTCTCAGAGATTAAGTGTAGCGTTCATGAGTACAAGTAACCAACGTGAAGGTGAACGTGTCACAGCTACAGAGGTTATGCAGAACGCTACTGAAGCTGAGCAAGTCCTCGGTGGTGTGTACTCGCAACTCTCTCAGAACATGCACATGCCTTTAGCTTATTTGCTACTGAATGAAGTTCAACCTACAGTTATCAATGCTGTAGAGCGAGGTGAGTTCAAGTTAGATATTCTTACAGGTCTACAGGCTTTATCCCGTAGTTCAGAGAATCAATCCTTACTCGTAGCAGCATCTGAGATTAACGCTATCGTACCAATCATGGCACAGTTATCCAAACGCTTTAACCCTGATAAACTAATTGATAGTATCCTACGTGCTAACGGTGTGAACGTAGATGATTATACGTACACTGAGGATGAAATGAAAGCTATGGCTGCTCAAGAGGAACAGCAAGCTCAGCAATTAGCTATGCAGCAACAAGCCTTACAACAAGGTGCTGGGCAAGAACAAGCTGTACAGGCAGTTCAGCAATCACAAGGAATTATTTAATGCTAGATATTGAACGAGTACAGGGTCTATTTAATACACTACTAGAGTGGGTGGATAACCCTGAGAAAGTACCTTACTTAGACCAAGATTGGTTATCTGCTAATGAAGAACTACTTGAAAGTTTTAATAATAAACTACCTGCGGAGTTAGAGAACTATTTTCTATTCTCCCTAGTAACAGCGAATGCAGGTTTAATCGAAATTAAGGGGGTTAAGTAATGTCAAATTTAGAAGTCTCGGGTCAAGTACCTAATACCTCACAGCAGTCACAACAGCAGGCACAGCAGCCTGCATTTGATCAAGGGGTACAGCAGTACCAACAACATCAGCAGTTCCAGTACCAAGCTCCGCAGTACCAACAGTACCAACAACCACAGCAACTACAGCAGCTACAACAGCTACAGCAGCTACAGCAGCCTGTACAACAACATGTACAGCAAACGCAAGCTCCTGAGGTTAAACAGACACAAGAGCCTGTACCGAACTACGGTGGGGATAACCCCTTAGCAGTAGGTGTACAGATTTTTACACGTAGTGCTGGTATTGATGAAGCTGCGTTCTATGATGCGCTTACACCTGCTTTACAGTACGGTGATCCGAATTTAATTAACTTACAAGCCTTAACACAGGACTTGACTCCTGAGCACCAAGCACAAGCTAAAGCTCTAGCACAGTCTATGTACCAACAGGCTCAACAAATTAAACAACAAACTATTCAAACCGCTTACCAGAAGGCAGGTGGTGAGCAACAATGGCGACAAGCTATTGAGGCGTTCAATGCCAAAGCCCCGCAAGCATTTAAAGCTGCTGCGAAGGCAATGGAAGAATCGGGACAGATTAATGAAGCTGTAGACTTTATCTTAGATATGGCTCGACAGTACGGCTTCGTTGGAAGTTCTCAGGGGCAACCTTTACAAGGTAGCTTCGGTAGTCAAGCAGTTCGAGGGTTATCGCAAGGTGACTACCGTACTGAATTAGCTACTTTGGTTAAAGAGGTTGGTGCTACTAACGTAGCATCACACCCTAAGTTCAAACAACTATCTGATGCTCGTGCCTTAGGTATGCAGCAAGGTTTATAATATTTACCCCGTCTTTACAGGCGGGGTTTAGTCGTTTCTAAAGGAAATTAAAATATGGCTATTATTCATGGTGGTGCTTATTCACCAACGTTCCGTGCCAATTGGGGCGGTGCAAATTCAACAATTGATCAGCACTTAGAAATCTACGAGGGTATGGTTGATACTGTATTCAAGTTCTCTCAAGTGTTCCAATCATGGTCTGCACAGAAAACTGTAGCTGACCGTTCTAACAACTACCGTATTGACCGCTTAGCTGGTGCGGAAGTTAAGGGTCGTAAAGCTGGTGAGACTATCGTTGATCAGCGTGTACCGTCAGATAAATTCAACATTGTAGTTGAAGTGATGTTGTACATCCGACACCCTATTGACTACATGGATGACTGGACTGCTCCAGACTTCTTAGCAGAGTTAGGTCAGAATGCTGGTACTGCGTTTGCTCGTATGTACGATCAAGCACACATTATCCGCTTACAGA